GATGTCGATGGGGTCCATCCCGCAGTCGCACTTGGGGTGCCTCTGGAAGCCAGTGCTGTAGGAGTACTGGCGACCGGCGAGGATGATGCACCTGCCGCACGCGGGCAGCTTCACCACGCGGACGTAGGCGATGCACTTGCGGTGCGTGGTCATCGCCACGGAGGTGGCCGCGCGGGAGGCGTCGGTGATCTGCGTGGACACCATGCGGGCCATCTGGTTCATGCCCGCCAGCATGGCCGTGCGCGGGTCCGCGCCCGCGGCGAGCGTGGTGTACGTGGTGATCGCGGGCTGGAACAGCAGCGTCGTCAGCGGACGGCCGTCCGAAGCGATCCCGGCGAGGGACTCGGGGGCGAGGTCGGCCGCCAGGCGTGCGGCGGCTCCGCGCTCGGCCATGGCCTGCGCGACGAACGCCTGGGCGCCCTGGGCGGCGGTGAGCTGGCCGGCCACGACGGCGTCGAGGATCGCGCCGCCCTGGTCGCCCTGCAGCGAGGCCAGGATGTTCGCCGGGTCGAGGCCGGACCAGATGGACTGCACGCGCGCCACGACGGCCTGGGCGAGGGACTGCACCTGCCGGTAGCGGGCGTCCGCGGCGTCACTCATGCCGCCTCGCCCTCACCCGCGCCCGGGTCCTGGCCGTCGTCGCCGGCGTCGTCCTTGGGGCCGAACGAGCTGAACGCCGCGGCGGCGGCCTGCGCGGCCGCGGCGGCCTGCTCGTCCCGCAGCCGGATCCACTCGGCGACCTGCTCGGGCCGCACGCCGGGGATCATCCGCCACAGCGCTTCGTCGGGCACGCCGATCGCCTTGTACTTGGTCAGGGCGTCGGCGTACTGGGCGACGGACCGGAACTGCGCGTCGCGCCACACCACCCTGCCCATGGACAGGGACGCAGCGCGGGCGGGCTCTCCGGAGGCGAGGGCCTCCAGGCGCATCACCTCGCGCAGGTCCGCGCCGAAGAACAGTTGCTTGTCCATCGCCTTGGCGACCAGCCCGGACTCAGCCGACTCCAGCGCGTCGGCGGCGATGTTGGCCATCTCGCCGAGCAGGTACTGGGGCGGGGTGCGGGTCTGCGCGGCGATGTGCCGCACGCACTGAGAGATGACCTTCAGGTAGGCGTCGAGGTCGGCGGCGGTGAACTGCCCGATGCTCGCGCCGGACTTGGACAGCCACAGCAGGCGGTCTTTGGAGTACTGGCCGAGCGGGACTTCCTCGACGTCGAGGATGTCGCCGGTCTCGGGGTCGATGATGTCCTTGGTCGGCCGGTCCATGCCGAGGACCACGCGCTGAGGCAGGGCGGCGAAGTCGGCGCCGGTGAACAGGTGCGCCCACAGGGTGTTCACGCCGTCCTGCAGCGGCGCGACCTGGGCGATCTCCGACTGCGGCTTGCCGTGCAGGCGGGCCCGGTTGGCGAGCTCCACCATCGGGACCTCGCCCATGGGGTTGGCGAAGTCGGTCAGCTCGGAAGTGCGCACGCCGACCGTGCGGGCGGTCCACTCGCCGCCGCCCATCCCGCCGTTCGCGGTGCGCTGCCTGCGGTAGACCATCGCCCTGTCGGTGGCGGTCGCGCGGACGAACAGGGTGGCGAACTCGTGGGTGCCGTCGGACCAGACGCGCAGGGCGGCACGGCGCTGCCCGCGGGTGCCGGGCACGTAGTCGACGATGGCCTGCCCGGACGGGATGAACGTGATGTCGGACTCGCCGTTGGGGTTCCACACCAGGGCGTGGGAGCGGGCGACCACGAGTGCGTCGAGGATCGCCAGGCCGACCTCGACGTCCGCGCGGGTGCGCTTCCACGCCTTCATCGCCGCGGTGTCGGAGGTGCCGTCCTCGCCCTCGAAGTCGACGACGGCCAGCCGCTCGCGCAGCGCGTCCGGGACGGTCTTGCACCAGTTGTCGGAGAAGTCCTCGAACAGGTCCCCGGTCTGCCCCTTGAACTCGGGGCTGGCGTACTTCAGCGGCCGCTCCCCGTCGTACAGGGAGTTGTAGTCCTTGACCTTGGTCTCGCGTGCGTCCAGGCGGGCGCGCAGCTTGCGGATCATCGTCTCCGGGCTGTCGCCCTCGGCCAGCCGGTTCTCGGTGTCCGTGAACACCACAGCTCCCTTCTGCGCGTCATGCGCTGTCTGCGGTTTCGCGGACGACCTTGCGCCGCAGGTAGCCGTCGACCGCCATCACCAGGGCGGCGATCCCGTCGATACGCGCGCTGGACTCGTCCCGCTTGGGCTTGACCGGGCGGATGTTGTCGTTGCCGTCGCGGATGACCTCGACGCATCCGGCGTTCCAGCGCAGCACCTTGTGCCCGTCGTGCACGAACGCCCGCTCCCGCAGCAGCCGTTCCGTCTCCTTCGACGCCGGGCCCATGCCGAGGTAGGTCTGCGACATCGGCGTGACCTCGGCGATGCGGGGGTTGGCCTCGATCCGCTGGAGCGATCCGCCGGCGAACATCCGGTCGTAAGAGATGCGCTGGATCCGGTAGGTGCGCGAGTCGGCGAGGATCTGGTCCTCGATGGCGGCGTAGTCGATCGCGTCGCCCTCGGTCAGCGTCAGCAGTCCCGCCTCGACCCAGTCGCGCAGCGGCATCTGCAGCTGGTGCGCGAGGTCGTCGCACCGCTCCTCCGGCACCCAGAACCGGGGGATGATCTCCAGCTCCTTGCCGGGCTGGCGGGAGCGGACGACCAGCACCCACGCGGACAGGTCGGAGACGGCCGACAGGTCGAGGCCGCCCCACGCGGGCTGGAACCGCTGGCGCCGGGCCGGGGTCAGTTCGCCCTGGTTGGCGTCCCACAGCGGCATCGGCAGCCACCGCACCTTCGAGCGCATCCGCCGGTTCAGGTGCAGCCGGCAGAACGTCGGAAAGTAGCTGGGCGTGACCTTGGCCTTGGCGGCCTCCTTGCGCAGGTACGCCAGCGTCGGCGACACGCCCAGGCCGGGGTTGGCCTTGCGCCAGGTCGACTCCGCGAACGGGTCGTCCTTCTCCTCGGCGGCCCAGATCACCCCGTAGTGCGAGGGGTCCTCGACGACCAGCTCGGCGACGCGCACCGTGTAGGTGTGCTTCTCGTCGTAGATGGTGCCTTCGTCGCCCTCGTCGGCGGTGGTGATGAAGATGATCAGCGGCTGGTCGCGGGCGCCGGTGCCGGTCTCGATCGCGTCGACCAGGTCGCGGGACTTGTGGACGTGGACCTCGTCGATCACCCCGCCGGAGACGTTGAGGCCGTGCGCGGTCTCGGCGATCCGTGACAGGGCCCGCAGCACCCCGCCCGTGCGCGGGGTCAGCAGCACCGCCGCGCGGGCGTCCACGCGCCCGCGCACGGCACGGCTGGTCTGCGCCATGCGCTTGGCGTCGTCGAAGACCCTCTTCGCCTGGTCGAGGGATCCGGCCGCCGCGTACACCTCGGGGCCGACCTCCCGGTCAGCGAGCAGCAGGGTGAGCGCGGCACCGGATGAGATGGTCGACTTGCCGTTCTTGCGGGGGACCTCGACCCAGGCGGTGCGGACCACGCGGACCGGGCGGCCGGCCTCCTCGTCGTCGTACAGCCAGCCGAAGACGGGGGCGATCACCCACACCAGCTGCCAGGGGGCGAGTAGCAGGGCGTTGCCGCCCCACCGGCCCTTGGTGTGCTTGAACGACTCGATGGCCTGCTTGGCCCGGCGGGCGGCCGGGACGTCGAACCAGGCGCCGGACTTGAGGTGGGCCTGGTTCGCCACGACCAGGGGCTTGGAGGCGAGGGCCTCGGCGATCTCGTCGTCGCTCAGGCCGAGCTCGTGCAGGGCCGCGCGCGGGACGGGGAGCTCGTCGGCCTGGTCCTCGAAGGTGAGGTGGAAGCGGCCGTCAGTCGAACACGTCGTCGTCATCCAGGTCCCCGCCTTCCGGCGGAGCGATCCGCCCCCGAGACGACGGTGACAGTCCCAGCTCGGCCGTGTAGGCCTTCAGCTGGGTGCGGTACTGCGACGCGATCGTGGTGAGCGGGTTGCGGCACGGGCCGCGCTGCCCCATCACCACCAGGCCCTCCACCGACAGGCGGACCTCACACCACTCCAGCCGGGCCACGCACACGCAGTAGTCCACGACCACCGCGCGGTCGACGCCGGACAGGCCGATCGCCCGGACCAGGACGGGCACGACGCGCTGCCACTCACGGGCCGCGGCCGCGCGGCCGGCCTCGGCCGCCTCCGCCGCCAGCTTCAGCCGCATCCACGCCGCGACCTCGTCCTTGTACTCGCGCAGCTCCTCCTCGTCCGCGCCGCGCGGCGCCCGCGGCTTGCGGCCCGGCTTCAGCTCGGGGAAGAACGCCGTCCACTCCGGTTCGACGACCTCGATGGGCGGGACCTTGGCGCCCTCGCGCACGGGCCGGTGGCCGGGGTTGCCCTCGCGTACGACCTGCAGCGCGGGCTTGGGCTTGCGTCCGGGGACGGCCACGGGCGATCACCCCCGATGTAGCTGTGTGTAATCACGGTTTCAGGGCCCGAACCGCTGATCAAAACCTCGGGATTCGCGGGCACAGC